AAAATGAGAGTTATACAAAATTATTTACAAACACAAACATCCTACAGAACTGTCAGCGATTCGATGTATGACAAGATAGGCGAATGGCTTACCTGGTATCAGAATGCCGGCGGACCTGTGGTTTCGGAAGGGGCTGCAGAGAGTATGCTGAAATACCGCAGGCTGGGGCTGGCAAAAAAAGTCTGTGAGGACTGGGCAGATCTGCTGATGAATGAAGGGATCTCTGTAACGGCAGGGAGTTTTGACAGCCGGCTGAATCAGATTTTGGAAGAAAATCACTTTACAGTCAGAGCAAAACGCATGTTAGAAACGTCCTTCGCACTTGGTACAGGAGCATTTACAGAGTATCGGGATCCGGATGGAAACATACGGCTTGATTGCATTCGGGGCGATATGATCTGCCCGATTACCTGGAATGGAGGAGAAATTACAGAATGTGCATTTGGTTCAGTCAGGACTGTAAATGGGAATGATTACATTTATCTTCAGATTCACAGGAAGGGGATGCCGGGAAGCGGAGAAAACAGCAGTCTTTACTACATAGAGAATAAATACCTGGATGTAGTGACCGGGGAAACAGCCGAACTTCCGACAGGTATGCAGGAAGTCGTTCCGACAGGGTGCAATATGCCGATGTTTCAAATTATTACTCCAAATATAGTAAACACCCAGGAGCCTGACAGCCCGATGGGAAGTTCTGTTTATGCGGATGCAATTGACCTGATTGAAGGCTGTGACCTGATCTATGACAGTTACATGAATGAGTATATTTTGGGTAGGAAAAGGCTTCTCGTTCCCTATTCTGCCGCCAGGATGATGCAGACACAAAACGAAGGGGGCGCAATGCCTGTATTTGACCCTAATGCCGCAGTTTATTTTACCATGCCGGGAGAGCAGGAACGAGACCTGAAGCTGACAGAGCAGGATATGAACATCCGTATTACCGAGCACGAGCAGGGGCTTCAGAAATGTCTGGAACTTTTATCGCTGAAGTGCGGCATGGGGGCCGGATGGTACAGATTAAAGGACGGCAGGGTAAAAGCGGACAGGGGGAGTATAGCGGATAAAACAGATTTATACCGTAATCTGCAGAAACATAGGATTCCCATAAAAATGGCCGTTAGGGCAATGGTCAAGTGTCTGCACTTTTTAGAAAATGCCACGGATGAGATTGAGGTTCAGGTTTACTTTGATGATTCAGTATTAGAGGATCCCGATACAGTCGTTGACAGAAATATCAGGCTGGTACAGGCGGGATTAAGGTCAAAGCAGACCGCGATTCGTGAGATCATGAAGTGCTCGAAGGAAGAGGCAGAGCAGGAACTGGCTTTGATTGCTGCGAATCCACAAAAGGAGGTACTTATATGAAGTACACGAGTAAGGAAGGAGGAGCGGTAATATGCCATATGTGACAGAGCAATATTATCATGAAGTTTTTCATGGTGAGCCGGTCGAGCATGCGGAATTCCAGGCCCTCTGCGAACGGGCAGGGGAGATCGTCGAAGAGATAACCATGTACCGTCTGACTTCAGAGGCAATGCTGGTTATGCCGGATCATATACAGCAGCTTGTAAAGAAGGCAGTCTGCGCCCAGATTGAGTATCTGGATGCCAATGGCGGACCTGAACTGGATCATGGATTTGAACTGCAGAGCGCACGGCTTGGGAAATTCAAATATAGCAGCGGCCGGGAGAAGGACAGCAGAAGCCAGCCGGCGGTTTATGCACCCCGCGCGATGCGCATTTTAGCAGCCACAGGGCTGCTATACCGGGGAGGTGGCAGTCATGCGTCCGATTCCTAAGAGACTGCTCATCCATACAGCTTTATATGCCAGGGAAGATAGCGCCGGACGCTGGGCGGAGGCAGCGATTTCCAACCAGCAGGATCTGCAATTCGTGCGCATAGAACCGTCAGAGGAGATGGTGCGCGATAAGAATAATGCGGAAATCCAGTCGGCCGCCACTTTATTTTATGATTGTAAAAACAGTCTCCCAAAAGATATAAAATTTGCCGTTGATGATGTAATCTTTTTCAATGGACAGAAACTTAAGATCCGGTCTGTAGAGGCGATGTACGATGAAAAGCGCCTGCACCATTATGAAATAGAACTGATGAAACATGCCTGAACTTCCGGGTATGAATGAGAAGGAGGCAAAAAAATGGCACCGCAAACAGAGTTTTTGGATGTATTGCTGAATACAGTAGAGGCAAACTGCAGCCTGGGTACAGAGATATCCTTAAAGGAGCTGGGAGCAAATGAAGGCATATATGTGGAATTGGGGCAGGGATCCACGGATACGGTTTACTATAATAAACAGATGATCAAAGTCATCCCGGCAATGTTCATGAGCAGGCATAAGAGCCAGAAACAGTGTATGGACTGGCTCTGCAGTATATGCGATTATCTGCAGCGGCTGAAAATATATCCCCATGGTGAAACATTCGCCTGGCTGGATACAGCTGTTGTTGAGGAACCTAGTAAAACAGGCAGGGACGAAGACGGAACATACCGTTATTCCTGCCTTTTAAATTGTAAAATTTATTTTTGAAAGGAAAAGATTATGATGGAAAAATATGACATGCAGTTATTTGCAGAACCGGGACTTCCGGTAAACACAGTTACACCAGAGATTAACTATGAGACAGAAGCATTTATCAACACAACGCCGGATGCTGAGACTGCAAAATGGGAGTCTCTGGCAGCCCTGACAAAGAATATGACGCAGACCCTGAACGAAGTACTCTATCAGACCAGCTATTACAAAGATAAGGGCTGGGGCAGCACAGAAGTAACGGGAGCACAGCTGACCCTGACCCTGACCGGCGATGTAAAACCGGGAGATCCTGCGTGCGACTATATTCTCAGCGACGCAGTAATGTATGAGCTGGGAAGCGCCAGAAAGACACACCTGAAACTACAGAAGGGTTCCGATGTGATTATCTGGCCTGTAACACTGGCTAACATTACACCGGGCTATGGGGACTCCAATCAGCCGAACGCGCTGACTGTCACCATCCATGGAAATGGAAAACCGGTGATTGGAAAAACGGAGGCTTAGGAAGGCGTAAAGCCTTCCTTTTTTTGGAGGAAGAAGATATGGCATATCAGGCAAAAAGAAACCAGCATTATATAGAACAGTTGGAGCTTGTCGACGAGGCAGGCAGCATTGTTCATACACTGAATGTGGATTTGGATCCGGATGAAGTGGCGGAAAATCTGAGTAAAAAGTATGTAGAGCTGCTGCGTATTAGAGCCGAAGCACAGGGAATTGATATCACCAGCCCTGAATCCCTGACAGAAGCTTACACAAAATTAGGCGACGCGGTAATGGCGATGATTGAGTCCGTATTCGGAGCCGGGAATACAAAAATAATTTACGAATTTTACGGCAGTCGTTATAACCAGATTCTAACAGAAGTGATGCCGTTTATTACCGAGATTGTTGTACCCAAGGTAAGAGAGCTGGCCCGGGAGAACCGGAAGAACGCACTGGAGAAATACAGCCGGAAGAAAAAGCGGTTCTCAAAAAAGAAGGTGGGCTGATGGGATTTCTGACTGATATTCCCGCTACCCGGATACCTACCGATAAGGCCGCTGTCTTTGTGATCCCTGCTTTTGATGTTGTGCTGGAGGTACAGCAGCTCTTTCGTGAAGAAAAACTGACAGAGTGGGAGAAACTGGATACTGCTCTTAAGATGCTTGTGAAAAATGAGTGGAACCTGAAACTGTTTTCTGCTAACGAAAAAGCAGAGCTTCTGAACGAAATTTATAATCGCTGCATCAGCATGAAGAGACGCCCTGAAATCAGGAAGAATCCGGTTCCGATTCTGGATTTTGAGGAGGACGGGGAGTATATTTACGCCTCCTTTATGCAGGATTACGGGTTGGATTTGATCGACATGCAGGGACAACTATCGTGGCGTAAATTCATTGCTCTGTTTGATGGCCTGTCGGATGATACAAAAATAAAAAGGGTAATGAAGATCCGGAGTATGGAGATGCCGCCGTTCAATGGAAAGAACCAGAAGCAAATCCAGGAACTCTCGGAGCTGAAATCTTATTATGCTCTGCCAGTGCGCGGAAACGGAGGGCAGAGGGGGCTGGATGCACTCTTCGCCGCACTGGAGGGTATGGCAAAACAATAAAAGGAGGTGAGAAATATGGCAGTAGATGAAAACGCGCAGATCGTGCCATGGAAACCATCGAATCAGATTGCTGAATACAAACTTCCGAATCAGATTGTGGAATATAAACCCCCGGATATAGTAATTGATGTAGAGGATGACATTATTGATGTAGACTACATAGAAATGGCCGAGGCTGACAAGAAAACCGAGGAAAAAAAGAAAGATCCTAAGACTATCCTGAAAGAAAATACAGGAAAAATGATAAAAAGTTCTCTTGATGATGCCGCAGGCAGTATTTCTCCTATTTTTAAAAGCATAGCCGGTCTCAGTGAGGGGATGACCGGTACAGCAAAGTTAGCATTCGACATGGGATCCGCTTTTTTGGATGTAGGTGCAGTTGTTTTAGGCTCAGCAGACGATATGCGCGGCGCGATGAATGGATTTATGATCCAAACCGGTAAGAGCAGCGAGGAAATGGACCGGTATCAGGGTGTCCTGGAAGATATATATGCCAATAATTATGGACAGAGCTTTGATGAGATTGCAAATGCGATGGCACAGGTTACAACAAACATGGGAGATATGGATGATGTAAGCCTGCAGAGTATCACAGAATCGGCATTTACGTTGAAAGATGTATCGAACGGGGCACTGGAGATTAAGGATACCACAAAGGCAGCCAAAGTAATGATGGATCAGTTCGGAACATCGGGCGAAGAGGCGATGAATCTGCTTGCTGCCGGATATGAGGGAAATCTGAATTCTTCCGGAAAACTGCTGGAAAGTATATCCAAGTATTCGGAAAGTTTTTCAGGCATTGGACTGGATGCGGATGACATGTTCAACATATTCCAGAAAGGTGCAGACTCGGGGGCCTGGAGTGTGGAGAGCATTAGTCAAGCCATGGGGGAATTTTCAAGCCGTGTACTGGAGGGCTCAGAGGAGACCAGGAAGAGCTTTGAGACAATCGGGCTGAACGCCGACGAGATGACGGAAAAATTTGCAGCCGGAGGAGAAAGCGCAAAGGAAGCCTTTGAAGAAACCATGGAAGCCCTGGCCGGGATGGAAGACCCGATGGAACAGAATGCTGCGGGAATGGAGTTATTCGGCAGCATGTGGGAAGAACTGGGGCCGGAAGCGGTGGCACAGCTGACGGAAATACAGGATGGTGTTTATGGTACGGCCGATGCGATGGGGCAGATGAAGGAAATGAATTCCGACGATCTGGGATCCATGTTCGGAGAATTGCAGCGGAGTGTTGAACTGCTGATGATACCTCTGGGGGAGGCGCTGCTTCCGTTGATGATGGAGTTGGTTGAATCTGTTCTGCCGTTGGTGCAGGAGGTGCTGATGCCAATTATCAAGTTGTTCGGAGACTTCTTGTCACCAATAATGGAATTAATTAGTGATGCACTGACACCGTTAATAGACATATTTATTGCGCTGATAGAAATTGCGCTTGCTCCATTAATGCACAATTTGGAAGAAAAGTTTTTACCGCTGTTTCAGATTGTATTTGCTATAGTCATAGCGGTTGTAGAAGAGGGAGCCGGGAAAATTGTCACAGCAATACAAAATATTAGTGAGTTTGTTAAGAATGTGTTTGCAGGAGACTGGCAGGCGGCATGGGAGAATATTAAAAACATTTTTTCTTCGTTATTTGGAGACAGTGTTTTTTCTTTGGCAGAGCATATTAAAAATATTTTCAGTGGTCTGATCGATTTTGTGAAAAATGTATTTACTGGAAACTGGCAGGGAGCCTGGGAAAATGTAAAGAATATTTTTTGGGATATTGTTGGTGGATTAGGAGATATTTTCAAGACTCCGCTAAATCATATCATTGATATATGGAATAACCTGGCGGGCAGACTCGGAAGCATTAAAATACCGTTTTCAGGCGGCAAGACATTCAGTCTTCCAACACTGTCAAGACTGCGTGTGGGTATGGATTATGTCCCATCGGATGATTTTCCGGCATTATTACACAGGGGAGAGGCAGTGCTGACCGCAGAAGAAAACAAAAAGCTGCATCAGCTAGGCGGCCTGGCAGGGATAGAAAAAATGCTGGCTGCAACGGAGTTAAATGTAAGCGGAATGCCGGCCATGGAGGCAGCATTGCATGCCGTGGATGTAAACATTTCCAGTAAAGCGGGGCCTCCGGTCAGAATAGAGGTTCCGGTGAACATAGAAGGCCGGGAAGCTGCCAGGGCAATAGCCTGGTGGATGGGCGAACAGCTAAGTTGGGAGGAGATGTAAGATGTGGATTAATAATAAGCCATTATATTTATTCGGGGGAAAACTCCGTATGGATTATTCCTATACTTCCCCCGAGTTGGAAAATGAATATTTTCAGGGGAGGAACAGGTCGGGCTTTACCCTTCTGGCGAATAATTATAATTTGGGGACATTAACCTTGCCTATTGTATTTGAGGGGAAGGACAGTCACGATGCAGCCCTGAAAAAATCTAAATTTGAGAACGAAGCTTTTGGGCGTTCCGATATCATTATTGGGGACGGGTTCATGTATTTTGCTTTTCTGGAAAGTATTGGGGAGGCATCATTTCCTTCTGGTCAGCTGATCGAAGTTACTTATGTATTTAAGGGGATTCGGCATGGGAGGTATCGGGAAGTTAAGAAGAATACGGTTTATTGTGAAAGCACGCTGCCCAGAACGGACTGTATTCTGGAAGTTACGGTAGGTCAGAACGGTAAAAATTATAAAGTGGGGACTGTTGCATTTCCAGATGTGATACAAGGACAGTTAATAAAGGTTGATGGGATTAATAAGAGAATTCTAATCAATGGCAAGAATTCTGCAGAGAAAGCAGACTGGGTAACAATGCCTGCTCTGGTACCCGGCAGAAACTATTTTGAATGTAAGGATACCCTGACAATCGGGTACTATCCAGTATATTTTTAGGAGGTTTTGTATGCTTAAATTAGTATCAAGCGGAGGTGTAATGATCGACACAGATGCTTTCTATATTATACAGAAAGCATCTGGAATTGATGAACTGATATTTAATATATCTGTTTTTGATAAAAACTACCCTAAGATTATGGAAGAAACAGTAATCGAATATGAACAGCCGTACCTGATAAAAGCTATAGATGCGGGACCACAAACAGTGAAAGTAAAATGTCAGCTTAACCTGGATGAACTGAAGGCAAATTTGTATCCTAAATATTCTAACGGAACAAAAACTCTGGGGGAAACGATCAACAAGGTATTACCTAAGGGCTGGTCATTTATAGATCAGTCGGAGTCTACAGAAAGGCGTAAGATAGAGGGCGGGTATACTCCTTATGAAATTATAATGGAGTGTATAAACACTTATGATGTGGCTTTTAGGTTTGATGTGAAGGGGAAAAAAATAACGGCATATAAGACTGATAATTTTAAACCGCTTGGTGCATTTGCATCAGGCGATTTGAATCTAAAAGAGATTAACTATAAAGGAAAGTCTACATCTTTTTTCACAAGGCTCTATGCCTATGGGAAAAATGGGATTTCTTTTGCCAGTATTAATGAAGGAAAACCGTATATTGATAACTTTCAGTATTCGAAAAAAGTCATTTGTGCATATTGGCAGGATGATAGATATGAAGAAAAAAAGGATCTGCTGGAGGATGCGAAGAAAAAACTGAATGCCGCATCTATACCTGATCGAATTTATGAATGTACAGTAGCAGATCTGGCAAAAACGAATCCAGATATGTACAGCTTCCAAGATTTTTCTTTGTTTTCAATAATTAGGCTGATTGATGATATTAAAAAAACCTCCGTATACTATCAGGTGGTGGAATATCAGCAATATCCGTTTTACCCGGAGAAAAATGTGGTTACTCTGTCGAGCACTGTGCCTAAGATACAAGAGTCTGTCAAAGATATTAAAAATGAAATAACAAATCAGAACAGCAGCTTTTGGAGTGTAATGCGCAATGCTATAGACTCTGCAACGGATTGGGTTTCAGGAGTGAATGGTGGTTATGTAGTATTGCATAAGGACGAGAGCGGTATTCCCTATGAGCTCGTGATTACGGATACACAGGATCTTGTCACTGCAAAAAATGTGTGGAGATGGAATCAGAATGGCCTTGAACAATCCACGCACGGATACAGCGGTCCTTATAATCCTGCAATTAAGATTGACGGTACTATTGTCGCTGACTTTATAACAGCAGGTACGATGCTGGCGGACAGAATCAGGGGTGGAACGCTTGAACTTGGCGGAAAAAATAACGAAAGCGGAGTTATAGTCGTGCGAGACGAAAAGGGCGAAAATATAGTTTTACTTAATAAAGATGGTGTATATTCAGAGGGAAGATTTCATTCGTACTCACCAATCAATAAGCAAAGCGTAGAAATAGCATCAGGAAATCTGATACTGAGAAAAAATAATGAACCAACCGCTGAAATATACGCTGTTAATGAGGGTGCTTATAAAGGTATGACGATTTCTACACGAGATGATATTGGGAAAATTAGTTTAACTACAAATTCAACGAAGGTAGAAGGCAGAGAAGTAATAGTAGACGCTGTTAATGATACAATTATAAGAACCAACGGTACACAGACTAACTGGGTGGGAGGGAACCTAATGGAAACAATAGAAGGACGGGCTATAATAAATGATAGAGAAACAATATCTGGTCGTGCAGAGTTTTCAGACGGAACTTACCTGGAGTTTGAAAAAGGGCGGTTAGTCGGTGGAAATTCAAAAAATGGAGGTTTTTAAATGGCAGATTTGGGACAGGCGATACGGAATATGGTGAATATGTGCAATGATAATACATATGGGTACCAGCTTGGCGGTTGGGGGCCATACGATTATGATTGTGCCAGCTCCATTATAACGGCATTGCGAAACGCGGGTTTTGATACCGGTGCAGCGCAATATACAGGAAACATGAGCGCAGAATTATGTGCAAGAGGCTGGGAAAGGTTACCTGCGGATGTCGCTAAAGAGCCTGGTGATATCCTACTTAATGAGGTAAATCATACTGCTATGTATGTTGGAGACAACCAGATTGCAGAATTTTCATCGGATTATGATGGTTTAAGCGGAGACAGCTCTGGCAACGAAGCAAGCGTGCACGGGTACTATGACAATCCATGGGACTGTGTGCTGAGATGGCCGGAAGGCATAGGAATAACTCTGGTCCGATGGATCCCGGCATAAGGAGGTGAAAACTATGAACAACATGGAACGGGACGTATACGTCCTTACAAATACATACAAAGAACCAATAGAGATGGTTCAGGGAACAAATGGAATTCCATTGATTTTTTATTTTAGAGACTATGATATACCGACAGGCACAACTGCTAGTGTATTTATTCAGAAACCGTCAGGAAAAGCGATACAGGCTGCAGGGGTAGTTAGTGTGAATGAAGACTCTGTTACAGTAAATACGACGACACAGATGACCGCAGAAGTTGGAGAATCTATTCTACAGATGCAGTTGATGTTGAATGGGAAAAACATTTTTACGTTTAATCACCCGCTAACAATTTCAAAATCAGCTATTCCGGTGAATTCGGAAAATGGATCTTCATTTATAGACGAATGTATTGAAAAGCTGGAGATGGCAACGGCAAAGGCAGAAACGGCAACAGATGAGTCGAAGGAAGCAACGGAATCGTCAAAAAAGACAACAGAGGAGATGAAACAAAAGGCTCAAAATGGAGAGTTCTCAGCAACAGTAGATGCAGGCAATACAATAACAGGTGAACCGGGCACAACGGCCATTGTCAGAAATTCAGGAACTGCCAAAGATGCAGTGTTTGATTTTACAATCCCCAGAGGAATGCCGGGGGTGTCGACATCCTTGTCACCCGGGATTTTCGAAATGTATGTGAACGATTCAGGGCATTTGATGCTCAGACACAATGACAATGAACCAGCGCCGCCATTAACAATACAGGATGGACGGCTGATTTACACTTTATTATAAGGAGGAAAAGATTATGGCACAGACAATAGATTTAGGCAGCGTAATAGGCCCCCAGGGACCGAAAGGAGAAACAGGCGCAACAGGCGCGATAGGGCCGCAGGGGCCAAAAGGCGATACTGGGGCAACAGGCCCGCAGGGGCCAGCCGGCGCAAAGGGCGCAACGGGTGCCGCCGGCCCACAGGGGGCTGCAGGGGCCAAGGGAGCTGATGGGGCAACCTGGATTTTTGGAACAACGGCTCCAACTACGCAGGGGAAGACGGGAGACTTTTTTTTAAACACTGCGAATTACGATATTTACAGCAAATCCACGGGAAGCTGGGCTAAAACAGGGAATATCAAAGGCGCTACAGGGGCGCAGGGCGTAAAAGGTGATACCGGTGCTACCGGCCCTCAGGGGCCGCAGGGACTAAAAGGCGATACGGGCGCAACAGGAGCAAAAGGTGCTACTGGCGCACAAGGCCCTAAAGGTGACACAGGAGCGCAGGGACCGAAAGGGGATACCGGTGCTGTTCCGACGTTTTCTATTAATGCAAGCGGACATTTGATCGCTACTTATGAATAGGAGGAGATGATATGGCAATCAGAGAAGTTGACCTCGGTAAAGTCCGGGGGGATATCAATGATTCCCAGGCTACATTTACCCAGTCTGAGACGCGTACTAATATCGTAAGCGGAGAAAAGGGAAGTGTGATATTTGGGAAAATTAAAAAGTGGTTTGCAGATTTGGGGGCGGCTGCATTTTGTTCTGTCGCGAATAACGCAACAACAACAGCCGCAAATACGGTACTTGATGGCAGAATGGGAAAAACGCTGCAGACTGGTATAGATGAACTGAATAGCAGTTTGAACACTGCAAATTTTAATCTTACTGTATCCACCTATTACCCTACAACCAATGTTATTGTAAGTGGGCGCACTGTACAGCTACATTGCGCTGGATTGCTGGCAAAAGATGTCCCTATAGACGCAGAGCTTACAATTGGTACGCTGCCGGAAGCATATCGCCCTGCATATACAATCATTAAATACGTACTTGGAACAGGGACAACAGGTCGATTGTTTCGGATATGCATTGATGCTGACGGTAAAGTAACCTATAAAGCTACAGCAGCCGTTGCAGCAAACGTAGGTGTAAATATCAATGAGACCTTCATTGCAAGAGTAAGATAATTGTTGTTGAGTATAAATTCTGGAATTTTTATCGTTTTAAATTGAAAATCTATGTGCTTTGTGATATGAAGTCAGAATTATAAAGGAGCATTTAAATGGAACCAGAGATCGCAGTTGCCATCTGCTCACTCATAGGTACACTAGTCGGCAGCTTAGCTGGAATCATGACAGCGAATAAGTTGTCTACATACCGGATTGAGCAGTTGGAAGAAAAAGTTAAAAAACATAATAACCTAATGGAACGTATGATAATCGTGGAGCAGTCTACAAAGTCGGCACACCACCGGCTGGACGAGCTCTATGCGGAAAGAGAGGAGTGAATACATGGAGCAGATAATGAATTATGTCAAACCTGAATTGCTAGTGGTGGCTGTTGTACTTTATTTTATTGGTTTAGGGCTCAAGAGTGCGCAAGCAGTGAAGGACAAATTTATTCCGCTGATATTGGGCGGTGCGGGCATTGTACTTTGCGCCGTCTGGGTATTGGCGGGCAGCCCGCTTACAGGCGGACAGGAGGCGGCGACGGCAGTATTTACAGCGGTTACGCAGGGAATACTTGTTGCAGGCCTAAGTACATATGTGAATCAGATTGTTAAACAGGCAGGGAAGAAAGAATAATCCAAAGACTTACTGGAGATCGGGAGAGCGGTGTATCCGCTCTCCTTTCGCTTTTTACTTTACAAGTTTTCCTACAACGAAATAAGGGATGAACATGATGTAATAATTGTTGATCACGATCCCTTCCCCATATTTAGCAGTATAGTTGGAGATACATTCCTGCAGGAACTGTTCTGTTACTTCCAGAAAATCAGCCGTCTCGTGGCAGTTCTGGCAGCCGTGTTCATAGGCGTCGATGAGACCCTGCAGACCGATGCGCTTATTATAAGCCCACAGCCTTGCCTGCCGTTCCTGTTTGCGGTTCCATGCATCTGTTGGATCCAGAATGTCTCCTGTTGTTGTGTGATGATGGCCTAATTCCTCCGCGATGATACAATTTTTTTCCACCGAAGTCTCCAGTTTATTCGAAAGTGCTATATTCCCATCTATATATAAACCGGAAGTCTTACCCTCGAATGGAAAATCTTCATCAACGTTGACTCCATCTTCATAGGCTTCGTTTAATAATTTTTCGTATTTATTCATTTTATCAACTCCTGTTTCTACATTATACAAAGAAACATGTACAATAAACAGGACTTTACAACTTTCTTCTGTTTCTTAAAAATTCAATATAAGTGGCAACATCATCCAGCTCAGCCTGAGTCAGATCCTCTGTGTCCAAATGAGCCGCAATCGTAGTTGGCTGAGATTTTGTTTCGCCATCCATCAGATAGGATGTTGTTGTGCTGAGCGCCCTGGAAAAAGCCACTATTTTGCTTTGTGGAAGATCCACCTTTCCTGCTTCAATTTTAGCAATGGATGTCTTATCAGCGTAGCCTACTTTTTTTGCCAGCTCTTCCTGAGACCATCCTAAGCTATTTCTTAATTTTTTGATTCTGTCGTACATGGTTTCCATTCTAACACCTCCGTATATTAGAAGGATACCACAAAATTGAATTAAACTCAACAAAATCAATTTAAATAGTTGACATAAATTCAACTTTAATGTATGCTTGTCTTAGGTTGAACCAAAATCAACAAAAGGGAGGGCGCATGATGACAGATACGGAAGCATTGGAAGAAATGATGATCCGTTCAAACGCTTCAATTTCGTTTGTTTCCGAAAAGATTGGAATCACAAATAAGGCGTTTTCTATGAAAATGCACAATATTTCAGAGTTTCTGGCCTCAGAAATCGTTAGTGTAAAACAGATACTTAATCTTTCCAATTTGGAACGGGATAGAATTTTTTTTATGTGAAAGGTTGAATTAAAATCAACGAACATAAAGCGTAAGAACTTGAAAACAACGTGCAAATGATGATAAGGAGGCAAATTTGAATGAGTGATAATGAATATTACAGAGCATTAATTGATGCGGTGGCCAGATATGTTGATAAAGAAAAGTATCCGGATATTAAAATTATCTGTGCCATACTTGGGATTCAGTACGAGGAGGGATAAACATGTATATAAGCCTGGATGACCAAAATAAAAAGCAGGTAAGCGATAAAGATGCGTTTGCGTATGCGTGCGGCAGGATCAGATATGGATGTGCCAAGGAGCAGGATACATTTTTTTATCTGGCCCGTATTTGCGAAGATATGGAAGACTTTGCAGAAACCTTGGTGGAATGGTGGTATGCCGGGAATTGGATGTATCAGATAGAAGTTTAAATTCGGAATTGAAGTAAAAAATAAGGAGTATAAGAATATGAAACACAGGAGAAACCGTAAAGAAATCAGGAGAGACCGTCAAAGCCATTATGCGGGACTGGCCAATGATAATCCGGATGCAAAAGCCGGAAATATATTCAGGCGTCCGGCATATCAGGCGGGAAAATTGCTGCAGGAACAGGGAAGACAGCTGGAACATAAGACCGTGTCCGAATATCTTGCTGAGAAATATGGCGTATAGCATGTCTGAAAATTGCCTGTGCAGGATATTGTTCCAGTTTGCCACAATGAATTTTCAGATACGCCTGAGGGAAAGGAGGGAGCGATATGGATAAGAAGCAGTTAATGCAGTACCGGGCTCTTCTAAAAGAACAGCCGGACCTGGAGCGGGAGATCAGCAGGCTGTATAGATATCTGGAATGCAAAGCCGCAGAAGGAAAAATAATAGGTAATGAGGGCATGTTTATAGAAACAGAAACTGACAAACCTGGGCCTGCTACAAAATCAGGGACTGTGGTTGAGATTAAGAGACAAATTATAATTAAAGAAAAGCGTCTGGAAAAAATTGAAAAAGAAAGAACAAGAATTGAGCAGTTTATAGCAGATATGCCGGATAGTATGGTCAGGCAGATTTTTGAACTCTGTTTTCTGGCCGGAAAAACACAACGTGAAGTAGGAGAGTCTGTAGGGTACAGCCGAGGACGGATTTCTCAAATCATAAGTACATATTTGAAGGATCAGGAGGAATCGTTTATATAGATTTAAAACATTACATCTTAAAGTTCTTTTAGTGGAGGAAATTAAAATGAGTATGAAAATAATTGACGTAAGTGAACATCAGGGAACAATTAACTGGGAGGCTGTTAAAAGCCAGATAGACGGTGCGGTTATTCGCTGCGGATATGGAGATAATGCAACATCTCAGGATGATATACAATGGAACAGAAATTCCAAAGAGTGTGAGAGGCTCGGTATTCCTTATGGAGCATATCTGTACAGTTACTGTAGCAGTGAACCCCATCTGGAGAGTGAAGTTGCCCATATTAAGAGATTACTTTCCGGGCGGAAATTGAGTCTTCCATTTTATATTGATATTGAGGACCCGGGACTTTCGTTTTCTACATTTAAAGCTGATTATTTTATCAGGATGGGGCAGGCCATCGAAGATGCGGGGTACTGGTTTGGCGTTTATGCAAATTTAAATTGGTTTCATAATTGTATTGGCGGAAAATTGAACAGATTTACAAAGTGGTGCGCTGCCTACGGCACCAATAATGGGCAGCCACAAACGCGGCCGAATATCGGAGAGGATATCTGGCAGTATAGCAGTGTCGGAACCGTGGGAGGCATTTCCGGAAATGTAGATATGAACTTATGTTACAGAGACTTTGTAAAGGAGATAAGAGGCAGCAGTTCCGGCAATAACTCAATAAAACCGGCACCGGCCCCAACACCGGAGATACACCATAAAACACAGATATACACTGTGAAGAGCGGAGATACCTTGTCAGGCATTGCTGAAAAATATGGAACTACTTATCAGCAATTGGCACAAATGAATGGGATTTCAAATCCGGATCTAATCTACTCAGGGCAGGAGCTGAAGATTAACGGTACAGCAGATCCGGCTGTAAAAATGTACACTGTTAAAAGTGGAGATACGCTGTCTGGAATCGCAGCCAGATACAACACTACCTACCAGAAATTGGCCCAAATAAATGGGATTGGTAATCCGGATCTTATACATCCGGGACAGGTTATTAAAATAAGGTGAAATAATAATTTGTACCGTGGGTGTAAAACGGTATGAAGGATAAGCAAAAAGGACCTATGATAAATCAGCTAACAGGGAAATGACAATGGCGTTTTTCTCAGTTATAGTCATGACAGCAGAGCAAAGGAAAAATATGATGAACGAAAATATATTAAATGAGATTGAAAGCGATTGCTTTCATACCATACTTACCGAAAATCAGGTGGCAGCGTTAGCAGCGGATGGCAGTATCTTTGGAAGTGGCCTGGCAATTAATGACCTTATGTTAAAGCCTAATATAAGTGCAAGCGGAGCTTTGGCAGTCTTCGATAACAAAGGCAATCTCATCCAAACAGGATTAAACAATATATCATTATTAAATGTATCGGATTTGATCACAAATGATCAGAATCCACTATTAGTAAAAGTACAGAAAGATGGAATTATTAGGTTTACAAATGGATTGCAATTTTGCTGGGGAATGAATTCTCAAATAATAAATATCAATGAGCAGATGGGTAACTCCGGTATTTATAGAAATAATGGAGTAATCGACCCAATTGGGTTTTCACATTCTTTTAGCAATATACCTGTAGTAACTATGAGTATAAAGACATCTAGTAGTGTATGGCTGGGCGGGATTCGAGCTTCAAAGGGGGGCATTACTTCATTTCGAGTTTTATATCCCGGTTTGGTCGAGAATATAACAATTGAAATATGTTGGACTGCGGTAGGAGAATGGAAAGAATAGGAGGAGTATACAGTGGATGTAAAAGGTGCGATAGATTATGTAAGAGATCAATTGATACAAAGATTAAATATAGTTCCGGTTTCGATTGATACAGAAATGAATGATATAAAGACACTTGCCAGTTATATTTTTACTCAGGCCTGTTTTAGCAGAAATATTAATGCAGAAAACGGTGATTATCTTTGGTACAACATGTCTGGTGTAGATTTTTATGGTACTTATAGTAACGGAGTAGTGACTATTACATACTGTTTTAATTATTATTCCACAAAGGACGAAGAGCGGATGGCTACGGCTAAAGCTAATGAACTCATTGTACAATTGGGACTCCATTCAATGGAAAAAGCTCAGCAAGTGAAGGTTTTATATAATTATCTGGCTGATAAATGCCGCTATGATAAATCAATGAAAGCAATAGCTTTCCAAAAGAACGATGGAACGTTAACGACCAAAAATATTGGTAGAAATTCTATGTATGATGTTGTTGTATTAAATAAGGCAGTGTGCCAGGGATATAGTAATACAATGTACTATATCCTTAATAAAATTGGAACAAACACGAGGATTATTCAGGGGTACGAATGGTATAAAAAAGAATTGTATACTCATGCATGGAATTTGATTCAATTGTCTGGACAATGGTACAATACATGTCTAACGGCTGCTATTCATTATTTACATGATCAGGCCGCAGGATCGAATGTGGACAATTGGCTATTAAAGAATGATGCTGATTTATGCATGAATCCAGTTAAATATATCCGACTAGTGAATTTTGAAAAGAAATCCTTTATCGCGGGCCATTCTATGACAAGTGAAAGTTTTAATTTTGAATAACCATTTAAGGGTGGCGAATTATGACTATATAGTAAAAGTAAGACCGGATGAGATAGAGAAAGAACGCACTATAACCGAAGTAAAACGATTAGGAGCGTATGGCAATAAACTAGAGATTATATTATTCAGATTAAAAGAATCTATTTCAAAGATTAACACATTTAACAGAAAAGATATGCTATTTTATAAATATAAGAAACATAGAGGCATCCCGGAAGGGGTGCCTTAAGTATAATTTAATAAATGATAAACGTAAGATAAAAAATAATTTTTAAAGAGGAATAAAAAATTGATTAAAGTAAGAGCCCGGAGGGGGAAGATAACAGTCACCGGACACGCAGGCTACGGAGCTCCTGGCAGTGATATTGTATGCGCCGGGGTTTCCGTTTTATTCCAAACTATGCTGAGGGCGATTCAGGATGTGACGCCTGACCGTATAGATTATAAAATTGCCCCGGGAGAAGCAGAGATGACATATGCTATATTGTCTGACAGGGGCGTCGCAATTGTGGACGCTTTTTTTACAGGCATAGTAATGATGGCTGAGGAATATCCGGAAAATGTTCAAATTATATAAGTGTGAAGTAACAGATCCGATACCCGGATCTTTTATTTTGTCTTTTACTTTTGCAGACATAAAAGAACAATAGTATTGGATTATAACAGTGTACTGAAAATCCACCTCAATTGAAAGAGGAAAGCCAAATTCGGAAATATGGCAAAATGAAAAAAGCAGTTTACTGGAGTCCAGAGCATAACAAGGATCTTTTAGAAAAGGGTCCCTACAGAGCAGGGGGTGATGGACATGCTTGTGTAAAGAATGTGTCTATGAAAAATTTATAGCACAAAAAGGCTCATACGCTGAATCTCAAATGTCTCTAAAATATACAGAGCAAAGAGACACAGAACAAAACAACATAAGAAGCGCATGCCATGTCATCATGGAGCAGAAGTTTCAATTTTATTAACGGAGGTAAAAAAGAATGAGAAAGATGAATTTACAGTTATTTGCAGAAGCTATTCAGGGAAAAAAATTGGTATACCTTTATCGTATTAAAAAAGATGCTGCAGCAGAAGGTGGTACACTGCTGGCTTTTACAACGGAAAATGGACGCACCAAAAGCAAGGAAACAGAATCCACAGCAACGAAAGACGGTTCCATCAGAACACCTGGTACTACAGAGGTGGAAGTAACAGCAACCAGTATCCTGTCAAAAGGCGATGTTATGATCGATAAGCTGGAAGATGCAATGGACAACGATGAAGTTATTGAGATCTGGGAGGCCAACCTTGCTGAACCGGCAGCAGAAGGCGAGAACAAGTTTAAGGGCATGTATTTCCAGGGATTTCTGACTAGTTTTGAAAAGACATCCTCTGCTGAGGCATTTGTAGAATGCTCCCTTACCTTTGGAATCAACGGCAACGGAAAGCGTGGAGAAGTATCCGTTACTCAGGAGCAGCAGGAAGTAGCGGATTATGTATTTACTGATACACCGAAAACAGGAGTCTAAGAGAGTGGGGCAATCCCCTCTCTTTTTTCGTTAAGGAGGAAAAAAGATGTTATTGAATATAAAAAATAAAGAAGTGGATGTACACTTTGGCATCAAATTTATCCGCGAGCTGGATAAATCAAACTATTTCGTAAAAGACGGCACAAAGTTTGGTGCGGGTCTGGAACTGAAGGTTCCCATGCTTTTTACATACGATACAGTTGCTTTATCTGAAATTATTTACGCTGGCACTTGTATGGAAAAAAGCAGGCCGACGATCAACGATGTGGACGAATTTATTGAAAACTGTGAAGATCTGAACGGTTTATTTGACGAGGTGCTCAGTGAACTAAAAAAGGGAAATGCTACCAGACTGAAGATGGAACAGCTGGAGATGAGTCTGGGTCTGGCAGAGCAGAGAAAGAAGTAAATGCCAGTTCTTCGAAAGAAACTTATGAAGAAATTATATTAAACTGCCTGCGGTTTCTTGAGATCAATGATCTGGAAGAAATTGACCGCATGACTTTCTATGAATATGAGCTCAGAATGAAAGCCTGCCGCCTGAAAAGGGTGGATGAGGAATACAGGATATATCTCCAGGCCTGGGTGAATAGAGAAGTAAAAGCGGAGAGAAAGAAGGGGAAGGGGAGGACAGAACCCGTGTATAAGAGATTTGACCGTTTCTTTGATTATGAGAAGAGGCTGGAAGAAGCCAGAGGGAACTCTGTCCAAAAACGGCCTGTTTCTAGTACTGCGGGCAGGTATATAGAATTTCTGGAAAGGAGGAAGAATGGAGAATTATAATATGGAGGCGGTAATAAGCGCAAGAGACAATGGATTTACCAGTACAATAAATAGTGTGCTTAGCAGCCTTAAAAATTTAGAAGGCGCATCGGAGTCTGCTGTAAAGTCTGTTGAATCCTGTGCGGATGCTATATCCGGGTTGATGGGCAGCGTAGGAGGGTTAGGTGACCTTCAGGAATTGTGTAGCGCAATGAAAACATTCGGAAATGTTACAAAAACAGCATTCCAGCAGATAAACAAGTTTGCAGGGAAAATGGATGCTGTTAAAAAATTAAAAAAAGATATTATCGACTCCGTGGCCGAATTGAAGGGACTTAAATCAGAAGCAGAAAAAACTTCTAAGGGTGCCCAGAAAAGTAAAGAGACATCTGCGAAAAAAAATGAAGATGAAACTGGAGAAGCAAAAAATCCTATAAGTGCTCTTAAAAGTAAGGGGGCATCTGCAAAGAAAAGAGTTGAATCAATGGGAGACAAAGTAGGAGAGGCGTCTTTCATATTCGGTTCGGCCACTGGCAGATTCTCAAAAGACCCACCAAATGCCTGGAAAAAAATTGATAAGATACGGAATGAAGGTGTACTTAATTCATTAGGAAACAAAGTCGGAGAAGCCTCTTTTAAATTCGGTTCCGCCACTGGTAGATTTTCGCCAGAACCACCGGCTGCGTGGAAAAAAATTGATAAGATACGTGATGCAGGCGTGTCTAATATATTAGGAGATAAAATAACGGAAGCAATCTTCGCATTCCAAACGGTTACTGGTAAATTTGAGGGTTCGGCTATGTGGAAAGGAATTGACCTGTTAAGCAAAAAGGTTTCAAATATGCCTCAGATGATACAGAAAATTGGATCTTCGTTTCAAGCAGCGTTTAAACTGGGGGAGGCAGCTATGATGGGGTTGACACCAATCATGGGTGCAGCACTGAAAACCATAGGGCCTGCAGCGATAATCGGAGCGGCAATTGCAGGATTAGGCTTACTACAGGGTCAATTTGGAGACCAGATAAACGGATTATTGCAGATAGCTGTTGAGCAGGGACCTCAAATTATTCAAAGTTTAGTTGACGGTATTGTAAACAGTCTGCCTGTATTTATGCAAGCCGGAAGTGAACTGCTGGTAAATCTTTTAGATGCCATAACAGCGAATCTTCCAGTAGTCGTGCAGGGCGGAATTCAGATAATTTCCTCATTGGTACAGGGACTAATTGATAACTTGCCGCAGATTATACCTGCTGCGTTAAATATGCTCACAACACTTATAGAAGCAATTATAACAAATTTGCCGATGTTGGTTCAAATGGGGCTTTTGCTAATTGTTGCACTGATTACCGGAATTGTAGACAACCTTCCACAAATTATCACCTCGGGAATAGCACTTATTATGACGCTTATTGCAGGTATAGGTTCTATGATTCCCGACATTTTGGCGGCTGGCTGGGAGATTATCAAAGCTCTGGGAATGGGAATAATAAAAGCAATCCCTGAAATTTTGACCTGGGCTATTGATGGTATTAAAGGCCTTTTCAGTGATTTATGGGACTTTATAACGGGAAAGAATGAAGAAGGTGTTGATAAAACATCAGAAAAAATGGAGGAGCTTGCCACCGATCTGACAGACAAAACTTATGGGGCTACTACACAAGCAAAGGTAGATTTTGAGGTTTTGAACACGGAAGGTTCTGGCAATATTGATAATTTACTTCAGAATGTGGGGAATTTAAGTGACACCATGCAGACTGTGCCGGTAGAAAGTATGGATGCGATGCGGCAGCAATGCGGCGAAAGTGTCACTACGATGGAAAATGATGTTTCTGAGGGCATGAACAAAGTAGTAGACAGTACAACACTTGCTATGGAGAGTTTCGGGCAGGCCATAAAGGCGGGCATGACGAATGCGCAGCGTAATGTAGAATCAGGAATGAAGCGCATGCAGGCGGCTGTATTGGAGGTAATACCCGGTATGTATTCAGCGGGAATGAATATTATGTCAGGATTGGCTAATGGGATTTTTGCCGGGTCAGGAATGGTCATTGATGCCGCATATAGTATTGCTAATAGAATAGCCCAGACAATGAGGCGTGCACTGGACATTAAATCTCCTTCGAAGGTTACCACTAAGATTGGAGAATATGCAGGGCTTGGCCCGGCTATAGGCCTGATGAACATGCTTCCAAAGGTGCAGAGGGCAAGTACAGAAATTGCAGATGCAATGCAGCCTGTTGTAACATCTGATTTCCTTGGAACATCCAGCAGATATGGCATAAGTTCCCCCAAAATTTCTGTGAATGCAGACAACCAGGGAATGGTTAATACATATCTTAAAGCTGTGCTTAATGAAATAAGAGATGCTGTCTGTGAGCAAGGCAACAAAACTTATGTATTTGAAGCTCCGTTAAATCTGGAAGGAAAACAGATCGCAAAGGCAAGTGCAGTGTATACACAGGCGGAGATAGACAGACAGGAGAGATTAAAAAAATGGATGGGAGGCTATAGGTAATGTATGACTTTATAGATATAACGCAAGTTCAGGACAGTCCAAGCCTTCCGGCCGAAGCAATGAGCATTAATGGTGTATACCTGGAACATGAGGTGGAGGGGTATCGTACCCTGTATGTAACCGGACGCGAACTGCCGGAGGCCGAAATTGAAGAACAGCAGATTGGGAAATCGGATGGAACAGAATACTTGAGTAAAAGATTTGTTCCAAGAGTGATAACAGTGACATATCAGCTTATGGGTGATACTCCGGAAGAGTTCAGGGAAAGAGTTAACAGGATGAACCAGATTTTAAATCAGGAGGAAGCTAAACTTGTTTTTCAGGATGAACCTGATAAATATTTCATTGGTACAAAGAGTACAGGAGATGAGATTCCCGGCGGAATATTAAATGTGACTAGTAGTTTTCAGTTTTACTGTACAGACCCATATAAATATTCCGCAACTGAGAAGACATTTCAGGCATCAGCGGGAAGTAATGGTGTATTAGAAGCTACGATTGTCAATAATGGAGCAGGTGCTGTTCCTATTAACTACGGGATAACACACAATCATGAAAATGGGTATATTGGGATTGTATCAGATCTGGGAGTACTTCAGTTTGGCGATGCTGACGAGGTAGACAAAGAAATACGGCAGAAATCACAGGTTTTACTTAACTATAAGACTGCATCAGATTTTTCAGCAATGACAGACGGTCAGGGGGTTATGGCTGAAAGTTTCCCTAAAAACGGTACCTTCAAAACAACTACGGTTAATGGTAAACAATGGCTGGGACTAGATAATGTAGGAACCGGAAGTAAATGGCATGGTGCCTGTAAAAAGGTTACGATTCCAGCAAATACAAACGGAGCTGTTAACTTTACTGCGAAGGCAAAAGTGTGGTTTCAGACTGCCAAGGTAAACGAAACCGGATTACTCCAGCTTACTGTTGGAGATACAGACGGGAAGCATTTGGCTTCAATTCACATATTTAAATCTAATTTGGTGGCAAATGAAGCCGTCTATGTTATGCATATTGATACAAAAGAGAGAAAAAGAGTATCATATACGCCTAATAGTAAATCCAGCTCAAGTGCAGATAAAGGTTCCATATACATAAAAAAGATGGGAGCAAAGTTTGAGTTTTATTGTAATGGCACGAAACATAGTTTCCAAATGCCGGAATTGAAAGATAAGAAAGCTTTGACGCTAAGTGTATTTTTAGGACAATTTGGAACATGCGGTGCAGAAAATTTAGTAAATAGGATGTATTTTAACAGTGTCTCTTTTCAAAAAGATAATGTAAATTATTGGTACAATATTCCAAACAGATATACAAAGGGCAGTTTTGCTTATGTGGATGGAAAAGAAACAAAATTTTATGTAGATGGAGTGGAAAGTTTGGGAGATGAGATTGTCGGCAGTAAGTATTTTCTTGCTCCTCCGGGAGAAACGAAAGTACAGTTTTATTGTTCTGATTTCAGTTCACCGAAACCTACAATATATGCAAAAATAAGGGAGGCATTTTTATAGTGGACAATATTAGAATTGCAGTATTGAGCGCATACGATAACGTATGCGCTTTTATAGACAATGAAGCTCCGGATGCAATGCACTACTATGACGATGAACTGCATATGTATCTGGAAGGTGCAGCGAGCACCTACACATTCAAAACCAGTGCAGATCACCCGGATGCCCTGAATTTAATTGAGGGAAATAAACTTGCTTTCACGTATCGCCAAAAAGATTATTATTTTAATATTATGCGTGTGGTACAGGACGAATATGAGATAGAAATCGAAGCATATTCACTCGTGTTTGAGCTGCTCAATGAGGAAAAAGGTCCATACAATGCAGAAAAAGCGATGACGTTGGCAGAATACGTGAAAGCGTTTAACTATGAGCAGACCGTTACCCTCGGCATTAATGAAGTGACTGATAAATCGATAAAAAATGAATGGAAAGATACAGAAACGATACTGGCACGGTTCTATTCTCTGGCAGATGTATTTAATGCAGAACTTGAATTCATACCGAAGCTCAATCCAGATTACTCTCTTAACAGTATTATAGTAAATGCATACCGTAAGCATTCGGATACGGATCAGGGAATGGGGACTGACCGGACCGATATGGTACTGCGCTATGGGAGAAACGTAAAAGGTGTTACGAAGACCAGTGACATAACAGAGCTGTATACCGCAATAAGAGCCACCGGAAAGGATGGCCTTACTGTTATGGGATTGGATAAAACGGAATTGGATGCAAAGGGAAATATAGAATATATAAGCCCTAAAAACAATGGTAATATCTATGCAGTGCAGGCCAGAGACCGTTTCCCATCCAATTTAATGATGAATGAAAATGAACGGTACATAGCTAAAATATGGGAATGCGATGCAGAAAATGCCAATACTCTGTACGAGGAGGCGCTTAAGGAACTGAAGACGTACTGCGTTCCTCAGGTTGAATACGAAGTGGATGGATACTTTGATACAGATATTGGCGATACAATTACGATTGCAGACGATGAGTATAATCCACCGTTGTATCTGCAGGCCAGAGTAACCGAGCAGCTGCAAAGTTTTACAGATCCATCAAGGAATAAGACGACATTTAATAATTTCAAGGAACTGAAAAGTCAGATAGATCCAAAACTATTAAAAAAAATGAATACTTTGATCGCAGCAAACAAAGTGTATTCTTGTTCTATTATAACAGATAACGGTATTACCTTCAAAAATGGTCAGGGCGAAACAACACTTATGGCTTCTGTTATGGACAGTGGTGCAGACAGAACTGCAGATGTGAAGATAAAATGGTATAAAGATAATACTGCAGCCGGTTCAGGTTCTTCTTTATTGGTAAAAGCCGCTGAGGTCTCCGGAAAAGCAGTGTATAGGTTTGAGGCTCTGGAGGGAACCAAAATTCGCGGTTCGTACGAAGTAACGGTTACAAATATTGATGATGGTGCTGTCGGTCAACAGGGGCCTTCAGGAGAAAAAGGGGATCAGGGTGCAGCCGGTCCACAGGGCCCACAGGGGCCCCAGGGTGAAAGAGGCGAACAAGGGATGCCGGGCCCGTCTGGAGATCCGGGAAAAACTTCTTATTTTCATGTGAAATATAGTCCTGTAGATAACCCAACCTCATCTCAAATGACTGAAATTCCAGATAAATATATCGGTACCTATGTTGATTTTAAAGAAGCCGATTCAAATGATCCGGAAGTATATAGATGGCAGCGACTGACAGGTGCGCAGGGCCCTAAAGGGGACCGTGGCATACCTGGTGAAAATGGTGAGGATGGAAACACTTCGTATTTGCACATAAAATATTCAAATGACGGAGGTGTCACATTTACGGAAAACAATGGTGAAACGGCAGGAAGCTGGCTTGGAGTATATGTGGATCTCTATCAGCCGGATTCATTAGACCCAGGGGTATACAAATGGAAAAAGATAGAAGGCGATGCAGGAATAAAAGGTGATCAGGGAGAAGCCGGAAAAGGGTTAGCAGAAAGAAAAGCATATTATCTGGCTTCCCCTCAAAACACCGGAATTATGGTGAACAGCAGCGGGTGGGAGCCGTCAATTCCAACGATCACGGCAATAAACAAATATCTGTGGATATACGAAGAGTATATATATACGGATGGCACCAGTGACAACACGACGCCGCGAGTAACCGGCGTATATGGTGATAAGGGAGACAAAGGTGATAAAGGCGATCAGGGTGACCGAGGGCTGCAGGGCCTGCAAGGAGTCAAAGGAGACCAGGGAATACCGGGCTTAAAAGGTGAAGACGGAAAAAGCAGTTACACCCATATAGCCTACGCAAATAGTGCAGACGGCATGACGGATTTCTCAGTCTCTGACAGTAACCGGACTTACATAGGAATGTATGTGGATTATACGGCAGCTGACAGTACAACGCCTTCCAATTATGCGTGGAGCAAGATAAAGGGAGCAGACGGGGCACAGGGAACGCCGGGAAAAGCAGGGGCCGATGGAAAAACACCATATCTGCATATTGCTTATGCAGACAGTGCAGACGGCACAAGTGGTTTTTCTGTATCCGACAGTGTAAATAAGTTATATATAGGACAGTATACAGATTATACATCTGCAGACAGCACAGATTCCTCCAAATATTCATGGACGAAGATTAAAGGCGAAACCGGAGCGGCAGGTCCTCAGGGGCCTCAGGGCGTCCAGGGCCCGAAAGGGGCTGATGGAAAAACGTATTACACGTGGTTAAAGTATGCAGACAGTCCCACTACAGGCATGAGTGACGATCCGACGGGTAAATCCTATATTGGTCTGGCTTATAATAAAACAACAGCTGCAGAGAGCAATAATTACAGCGATTACACATGGTCACTGACAAAAGGGGGCAAAGGCGATCAAGGTGCGGCCGGCAGCAAAGGGGCTGATGGAAAAACTTATTATACATGGATAAAATATGCCACAAGTGCAGCCGGGGCAAATATGTCTGATGATCCTGCAGGAAAGACATACATCGGTTTGGCCTACAATAAAACAACTTCTTCCGAAAGCACAAATGCTTCGGATTATACATGGTCTTTAATCAAAGGTGATAAGGGAGACAAAGGGGAAAAGGGCGATAAAGGCGATCAGGGTGACCGCGGGCTGCAAGGGCTTCAGGGTCCAAAAGGCGATCAGGGAATACAAGGTGCAAAAGGTGCTGATGGAAAGAGCAGCTACACACATATCGCGTATGCGAACAGTATGGATGGAGTAACTGATTTTTCTGTTTCTGACAGCAACCGGGAGTACATTGGAATGTATGTGGATAACTCAGTCATAGACAGTACATCACCGTCCAAGTATGCATGGAGTAAAATAAAAGGTGCAGATGGTGCGCAGGGTATGCCAGGAAAAGCAGGGAGTGATGGAAAAACCCCTTACCTGCATATTGCATACGCAAACAGTGCGGACGGAAAGACAGGCTTTTCCGTATCTGACAGTGTTAACAAGCTGTATATAGGACAGTATACAGATTATGTGTCAGCTGACAGTACGGATGCCACAAAATACTCATGGACAAAGATTAAAGGAGAAACCGGAGCCACCGGGCCTCAGGGACCGCAGGGAATTCAGGGATCTCAAGGTGTTCAGGGACCAAAAGGAGCAGATGGAAAGACTTATTATACCTGGTTAAAATACGCAGACACACCTACCACAGGGATGAGCGATGATCCTGCAGGCAAATCCTATATTGGTCTGGCCTACAATAAAACGACGGCTGCTGAGAGTACCAGTTACAGTGATTATGCATGGTCATTGATTAAAGGTGCTAAGGGTGACCAAGGCGTAGCCGGAGGCAAAGGTGCAGATGGAAAAACATACTATACATGGATAAAATACGCCACGAGTGCAGCCGGGGCAAATATGTCTGATGATCCTGCAGGAAAGACGTACATTGGTCTGGCCTACAATAAAACGACTTCCGTCGAAAGTACAAACGCTTCCGATTATACATGGTCTCTGATCAAAGGAGATAAGGGCGATGATGCAGCTATAGTTAGCGCAACGGAACCATCCGATAAAACCAGGCTCTGGTGTGATACATCAAAAGAGATTCCTTTGATTAAGCGCTATAACGATACTACGGAAGCCTGGGAAATCGTAAACGATCAGACACAGGATATTTGGGAACTTACTCAAAGCACTAACGTATCTTTTACTAAGACATTCAAAGAAATAGAATCAGTAGTGCAGCAGCAAACTCATATACAGGGCGAACTGGAAAACTTAATAGATGATGTAGGCACTCAGTTTAAGCAGACAAAAGAATCTTTTGAATTTAATTTTGAACAGCTTACTAAAAATCTGAACGTACTGGCTTCAGGTACAGACGAAAACTTTAATGAACTAATAAAGTATATACGTTTTTTGGACGGAAATATTATTATTGGTGTAGAGGGAAACCCCTTAACATTAAAAATGCAGAATGACAGGATATCATTTTTTGAAAATGAAAATGAAGTGGCGTATATCAGTAATAGGCGAATGTACATCAATGATGCTGAAATCTTATCATCATTTATACTTGGGAATTTCGCTTTTTCTCCTCGTGAAAATGGAAACCTGTCATTTGGGAAAGTGAGGTGACATAATGGCAAGTTACGAAACACGAATAAATTTAGTCAGCGAGACAAACAAAGATATAGAGAAAAATACCAGTAAAGTAACAGTAGCCTTGGAATTTCGTCGTACAGACTATCCATATTATGGATATAATTTGACTGGAGAAGCAAGTTGGAATATAACAGTAGATTCTCAGACTACAGGTAATATCAGCTTTACATTTAATTGGAATATTCCCCAGAATGTATGGCAAGAGGTAGGACGCAAGACATTTACGGTTACTCACAATAAAGATGGTACCAAAATAATTGGAATGTCAGGTATGATCTATTTTGGATCAGGAGTTTCACCCGGCACACTTTCTGCCACAGGTAACGCAAGGTTAAGCACAATACCAAGGGCGACTACTCCGACACTGGCTAATAATAACCCATTGATAGGGAGTGCCGTTACAATCAATTTGCCAAGAGCCAGTAGTGCATTTACTCATACATTGAATTATACTTTCGGCAAAGAATCAAGTAGCATTGCGTCTGGTGCAGGTACTTCGGTAAGCTGGACTCTTCCTAAGACACTTGCTGAACAACTCCCCAAGACGTCGAGTGGCACTGGAAAAATAACGTGTATGACATATAACGGATCAGAGTTAGTTGGAACCAAAACCATAAGTTTTACAGCAACCGTTCCGTCAACAATGAAGCCGTCTATAAAAAGCATTACGATATCGGAAGCGGTAACTGGACTGAATGCACAATTTGCAGCCCATGTACAAAACAAAAGTAAGCTTAAGGTTGTTACGGATGCAGAAGGTATATATAAAAGTGAGATTACTTCTTATAAAACAGAAGTTAACGGCAAATCGTATGCCGGAAGTTCTGTAACTACCGGATACATAACAGCGTCAGGGAGTGTCGAAGTAAAAGTTACGGTAACGGACAGCAGGGGCCGGTCGTTTTCTAAGTCAGAGCATGTAAATGTTGCAGCATACTCAAATCCCCAAATTACCTCATTTACTGCCGCTAGATGTACAGCAGCAGGTGATCTGGACGATGAAGGAACAGAATTAAGTATTGGACTGAACTTCAGTGTATCAAATGTTGGAGATAAAAATACGAAAAGCTATGTTGTGGAGCTGTTAAAAAATGGTACATCGTCGTGGACTCCAGTAGTAAGCGGAAGTAAATATTCTTACAATAGTACGTATATAACTTCTTCGTCTTTGAGTTTAGATTCCTCATACACATTACGGCTTAGGGTCACAGATTACTTTACAACAACAACAGCAACGGTTGACATAAGCAGCGGATTTACCCTAATGGATTTTCGTTCAACAGGGAAGGGAATGGCAGTTGGTAAAGTAAGTGAAAAAGATGCTTTTGAGGTGGGGATGGATGCGGACTTTAAAGGCAGCGTGATGATCGGTGGAAAAAAACTGCTTGATATAATTTATCCTGTGGGAAGTATCTACATGAGTGTAAAGAACACAAATCCCGGTACGTTATTTGGCGGCACATGGGCTGCCTGGGGGGCTGGAAAAGTGCCGGTGGGGGTGAATACTGCTGACGGTAATTTTAATACAGTGGAAAAGACCGGTGGTGCATCGACACACAAGTTAACGACAGCACAGATACCAGCTCACAGCCATAGTATACCAGCGCTATCAGGCTCAGCAGCATCTGCAGGTGCCCATACACATACCACAGATGTTTATGGCAGTACAGGAGACTTTTCCAATAATGCAACAAACCTTTGGATCAGGGGCGGTGCAAGTGTTGCTGCCGCATACGGCGTATCAAAAGCAACAAAATCTGCTGGTGCCCACACTCACACTGTAACCACAAAAGCAGGTACTTCTGGAAGCGCAGGGACAAGCGGCGTACATAATAACCTTCAGCCTTATATTACTTGCTACATGTGGAAAAGAACTGCTTAAACAGAAAGTGTTATAAGGGGTAATTAAAAATGGAGAGGGCGAGGAACATCGTCCTCTTCTGTAATTTAAATTATACAAAAAAGCATTAAGACAGTGTAAACGAGTGAAAATAAGCGTAAATTTTATAGAGGTAAAAGTATAGATGGTATTCCAAGTGAACAGACAGTTGTCAGGAAGAATCCGCTACATAGATCTCATTCTCAATCGTGTATGGACAACCTGGATAACAGGTTCTGTTGAATTGACAATAATAATATAAAACAAAAGTACAATGCTATTTATGCATTATAAATGGTTTTTAAAGATCAATTAGGAATGGAAGGAGAAGCGTATGAAAAAAGTAATCATTACGTTCGTAATAACTATTATTTTATTTCTTACTCAGGATGCAGATGTACATGCACTGGTAAAATACGATGATAATAAGAGTTATTCAATGAACGATATGGAAATTCTCAATATTACGAATGAGCAAATAAAAGAACAAACAGAAAAAAACGCACAACAACTAGAAAATAAGCAAGTAGACATTATAGTTTTTGCAGGGCAAGACAACATGCGGGGGAGTGAAATGCCCGAAGAGATAACAACTGAGTCAATATGGAATTCAGGATATGAATTGAGATACAATGCTGGCAATCATGTTATTGGCATCAAAAGATTGTGTGATTCAGAAAGGTTAAATAGTACTTTGATACCAGCATTTGTAAATTCTTACTATAATAATACAGGAGCGCCTGTATTAGCAATAGATGTTACAAAAAGAACCTCTTCCATTAATGATTGGTCAGAGAATGGAGAAAAATATAAGGAATTAAAAACTAAACTGGAAGAGGGGATCAAATATGTTACTAATAATCCACAGAGTTTTACATTAAGAAATATTTACATGGTATGGTATCAGGGAGAAAGTGACGTGTATGATTTAGAAAACTACGAAATAAAGCTAACTAAATTTTTGGAAAATGTTAAATCGCTCGGTGTTAAACAGAATTTTATGATACGTATAGGCCACTTATATCGTGCTTCGGGTACTAGTGACGACAATAGACAACGAGACAGTTTTGACAGTTTTACACAGATGATTAAACTACAGACCGAGTTTAACAGAAAAAGTGATTTATCTGTGTTAGTTTCTACAAAAGCTGCGGTTCTCTCTTTAGTAAAAGGACCGTCGTCTGGCAGAGAGAAAATCTCTGATATGATGATAAATCAGTTAAGGCTATCTCAGCGGGCATTAGAAATAGTTGGGTCTGAGGCTGGGAAAAATGCCGCCTATTACGTAAACAAAAATAAAGAACCTCGTTTGCTGGATTTAGAATATAAAGATGATGATTTTGACTATTACTATACTGGTTTTGATGACTCACAAGGATTAACAGATTTGCAGTCAAAGTTTTTATACAAGAAAATGAAAAAATACATTAAAGAGGGAAATGAATCCGGCGTTCTGCAATATGGCAGCTATGCGAAACAGCGTGCTTACCAACTGGAACTAGTTAGTTATAATGAGGAATATTTAAACGGCAATAAAATCATATACATGGATAACGGATTTAAGAGTGGAAACTATATCGGGTTGGATTGTTCGGGTTTTACTTCTTTTGTATATCATTATACTTTTGGATTACCATTTGATTATACTCGGTATGCACCAACAGTAAATGGTAGAAGAGCTCCCATAAAAGGCACCCCTTGGACTACCAGAGAGTATTTAAACAATCCAACTTCATTAGAATTTGGGAAAAATAATAAAATTAGTACATTAAAATATGTAGGAGAATTAAAAAGTGAGACTCAAGATTACACCTTATATTCAGCGGCGCAGAATTTTCCTTTAAGGACAGGTGATTTAATCATTGGAAAAAATAATGATATTGACGCCCATATTGTTATATATATTGGAAAAGACAGTATAAATGGTAATCACGTGGTACTGAATTCAACCTCATTATCTAATCATAATGTTTCTAACAATGGTATTAGATATCATGTGGATTTTGCATATTTAACTCCAGATAATTTTGACGGCGCAACTAATTTCAGTCATAAATATACAGATGTTACCGTGCTAAGGTTGAATAATAATGTAATGCCGAATAATTTCATTGGCAATGAGTTTAATGTTAATTTCTCTAATCTTCAAACCAAAGTGTCAGGATATAAGTTCCAGGGGCTTTATAAAGAGAATACAGAAATTCCAGATCATGAAACTTGGTTAGAAAACCATAGCGTATATATATCAAAAGAAGAAAACCAACTTTAAGACGCTTTTTTTAGCGTACACATAGAATAATTTCCTATGTGTTTGCACGGTTGTCAAAGAATCAGAATAGGATGCTCATTGATAATAGACAGGGGGTATCCTGAGGAGGCATTTTTAGGATATCCCCTATAATATGAAATCTTTAACTATTTAATTTGTTATTTGAAATCAGAACAATATGGAGATTACACGTGTTTGATAGTGTATTCAAAAGCTATTCCTGCTGACGCAAGTATCTTAATTATTTATATATTTTTGTTTCCCCCATAAAATATCCTTCCATTCTCAAGATTATACTTATAGGCGCAGGCAGTTGCATAAAGTTTATTTACATGAATACACTTTTTGGCATTAGAACATTCCATGAATTTACTGCAGCATCCGAAGCTTCTCACTCTGGAATGATAGTTTTTTAAGCAGTACAGCACATTTTCTTTTATATACCCAAAGATTGATCGATCAGAATAATCAAAGATAATATGTCGGAATGTCTTATCTGACGGCACAGCTTTTCGCTTTCCGGTATGCGGCAGAGGTATATTTTCAAATTGCAGATTCCTTATAAGCAGTTCTATGGTATCATTCATCTGAATATTCATTACGACGAAGTTCTTTCCGGGATTCACGCAGTCATCTTTTACCGGAGGGTATTCGGGCTCGAATATGCAGATGGACTTTGACATTTCCTCCTTTGACGTGGTCGATAGATTTGCATACAGATGCAGAGAGTTCAATGGAAGCTCTTTTTCCTGGATAATAGATAAAAGCATCTGATTAAGTTCTGCTTCAAAAGAGGTGACGGCAGCAAAAGTATTAGAAATCGCCTCCTTTTCCAGAAGATTTAACATATCAAACAGATCCTTCTCACTGCAAATCCTGATATCAGATCCCTTTGCCTGCAATTCCATAGCTTTTTTGATTTTTGAACCATAATTACCGCATGCCCATTGTTCGCTGCCATAGGTACCGACAATTACATAGTCCGTTTTACCCGAAACAGATCCGACGCATCGCCCGCCGTGGCTCTCAATGATTTCCTTGATTTCTGACTTGCTGCCGTGAGAAAAATCTCCGGTAAGGCAGAAAGCCATTCCGGCTACAGCATCAACTTTATCATGACAGGATTCTGTTAAAGCATCATCTGTAATCACACTTGGAAGAGATTCGTGTAATATGTGGAGCGCCTGGTTTTCTTTTTTCTGCAAAGATGTTCTCGCGTTTGAGCGGTCATCGGTGTATTGGAATTGCTTAGTGGTGACGATAGTATCTGGCAGATGTTCTTTCATATATTGAAAACATTCGTGTACCATAAGGGAGTCAGACAGTGCTCGGTGTGCAGATACTGTACTGCAATGGCAGAATGATGCTAACGCACCGAGTTTGTGACTGCTCAATTCAGGAAGCATCTTTCTGGATAATGTTAAAAGATCGATGTAATAATTATCGATAAACCTTCCTAATAATTTTGCGGTAAACCTGTTCAGGATGTGCAGATCAAAACTTGCAATATTATAGCCAATGAGAGGCTTATCATCAATAAAAGCAATGAATTCAGGAAGAACATTATCCAGTGACGGAGCAGCAGACAACATATCATTAGTAATACCGGTTAAGTTTTCAATCTCTGACGAAATACGGATTCCTGGATTAACTAAACTGCTGAATTCCTCTTTGACTTCATTATTTCGGACAAGAATCCCTGATATTTCAATGATTTCACATGTTTTAGAGTTACGCCCTGTGGTCTCTAAATCAAAAGAGATGTAGTCTGAAAAATCATATAATTTTTGTTTCATGGCCTGAGTATCCTCTTTAGTCAATACCCGCACTGAGAAAAACACCACAATGATGTTAAGTATTTGGCTTAACATTGCTTGCATGATAAATATAAATCAACATAAATTAATAATAGCAGTTGCTGGAAAGTAAATCAATAAGAATACCATAATATTGGGATCAGACATTTCCAGGGTCTCTTTCTATCTTAGGTATTCTCCTGTAAAGAGGTATGTATCTCAGCGTTTTTTGATGAGTTAGCTGTATCCTTTTCGTTTTCAAGCTGTTTTATTTTCTTAAGAAGAGCGCTTTCCATCCGGTCAGAAACTTCCAGGTTTTCATTTTCCTTATTATACAATATATCTTCCTCTATTATTTTTGCCTGCTTTTCGATTTCCTTTTTTAAGGATAATTTTATTTCATCCATATAACGCACCCCTGTAATAATTATAACGCTATAAGAATAAAAAATATCTGGAAAAATATGGAAATAATCAATACGACACGATTGATTCTTAGTGGTAAGAGTGGTAGTATAGCCTTAACCCCACATCTTTTTATGAGAGGTGAATCATATGCCAGATGGCGGAGGAAAAGCTTTAAAAGAACATATTAAACATATTGCCGATAAAAATAAAGAAACTGAAAAGAACAATAAAAATAAGAAATAGTTTGTAACTTAGGAGCGCTGATTATGATGTGGGGGAGTATAGTCAAGTTACTTGATGAGATTGTTATAGCTGCTATCATTTCAATGTTAGGTTTTATATGTGGAAAGACATATAAAAAGATACGGAGCTTTTTTTACAAAAGGGCTATGAGCTTCTCCATAGACGGGCTCTGGTATTCCCGCCATAATAATTTTCAGGGAGAAAATATTATTGAGATCATTCAATTTAAGCAAAACAGGGAAGATGTCCTATTTAAACTTATACAATACAAAGAACATAAAAAGAACAGATATACATTCCGGGGAAGAGGGGTTTTCACCACAGATGTGGTTTCTTTATTCTATTGCTCAGATAGTAAAGATCTGAGACAAAATGGTGTTATGACATTGAAAATCTCTTCGCATGATATTAATGATATATGTATGAAAGGTACCTACTATGAGATAAATTCAGAAAGAGCTAAATCCCAGGGATTCTATCCATTTGGGGCATATGAGGTTTATAAGTTAAAAATACCCTTTTTAAAAAGAGCAGATCTCAGATGGAACAGGGGAACATTTTCAAATTATAAAACGGTTGACGAAACGGTAAAAAAGTATGGGGAAACCAAATGAGTTGCAGGAAATGCGGCAAGTGCTGTAGAAGTACGGATTTAGAAAAAAGAATCGTAATTATTTATCCAAGTGATCTGATACATATATCAAATACACTTCACATAAGCAAAAAAGAGTTTATCCACAAGTATTGTGAGAAGGATGATATCCAATGTGAAGGGTATGTTATAAAAATATATATACTAAAAAATATCAATAATCAATGCATTTTTTTATCTGATAACAATTTATGTGAAATATTTGAACACAGGCCTATACAATGCCGGAAGGCACCTTACAGCTATTTTGCATACGAGGATATATGGGAACATATGCCTTGTTTTGATCTGGAGGAAATGTCTAAAAGCAATAGCGCTGAAAATGATGAGGAGCTGGTGTTAGAATTATTGAGAGGGTATAATATTGAATCTAAAGTATAGATACTACGGGTTTTTCCATTCAATAAAAAGCCGCAATCCCGGGGAATGGGGCTGCGGCTTTTTTGAGTAATTTTTTTCAACTGAAATATGTTCTCAACGCAGATATTAATTCAAATGTGAAATTGCATAATCAGCTTCTTCGGCTGTGAACTGTTCACCGTATTCGGAGGTCAGTTGTTCCCGGATAGCTTCAGCAGACATAGCCAATGATTCCTGGTAGTCTTTTGCTTTTGCTAATGCGTTGGCATTCCAGTCAGCCTCCAAATTATCCATGGCATATTGAGCTTCTTCGGCCGTGAACTGCTCTCCATTTTCAGAGATAAGCTGGTTGTATATACCTAATTTTGACATATGCAAGGAATCGCTATAAGATTTCGCCTTTGCCAATGCATTGGCATTCCAATCAGCATTCAGATTGTCCACAGCATACTGCGCTGCTTCTGCAGGAAATTGCTCACCATATTCGGAAGTAAGCTGGTTATATATTCCGGCTTTAGACATATACATCATATCACTGTAACTGGCAGCTTTTGTTAATGCAGCTTTATACTCAGCAGGAACATCTGGCTCGGGTTCTGGTTTCGCTGTGCTGTCTGTTTTGGTTTCAGGCGTTTTTGCAGTATCATTTGGCGCTGTCTCATTTTCTTTTGCTGTCGAACTTGCCGTTTTATTCTCCGTATTCTTTGTGGTTTTATCCCCTGCATTTCTTGTCCCAGATCCTGAAATTCCGACGAACAAGCATATGATGACTACAATTACTATAGGGACAATGATAGAGATTAAAGCCTTAGTGTTCTTACTTCTGAACATGAATAATACATGCAGTGCACCGAATATAGATGCTAACACGGCCCATATTCCTAAATCAGAGTAACTTCCTACATTTGCTGCAGCGAGAAGTGCGCCGACAATATAAAATCCGGCAGGAACAAGATACCCAGCTGTTGTTTGTTTTTTCTTTAAGCATATTGTAACAATTCCGGCAATCAACATGCATACAGCCAATAAAAATCCGGCAGATCCACTGACTTCACCATTTGAACTTAAAGCATTTGCTGCTCCTGCAACACATGATTGCAGCGAGACTATTAGAAACAATATAATTGAAATGATTCCTAATACCAAACGGAATGTTTTGAAAGCCGCGTTTTTTGGTACCGGAGGATTTGCTTTTGGATGATTTCCATTATTTTGGTCCATGGTATAATAAGTTTGTTCTGCCTCCTGTTGTACAGGCGGGGTCTCTTGAACGGCTGCATCCCCGGATATTTTTGTTCCGCATTCAGTACAAAACTTTGCTCCTTCTGGAATTTCTGCTCCACATTTGCTACATTTCATAAATAATTCCTCCCTCTTTTTCCTTAGTTTATATTATAGAAAAAACACGACAGATGTGTTAATTCTACTCCTTTAAACTTGATGGCGGCGTTTGCTTGTTTAGATGCAACACCGCTCCCTCCTGGATTCAATTACCTTATCAGCCCAGATTTTATCATCGGATAAATCATTGCCGAATTAAGGCTGGAATGGTCTGCTGATGAGGGAGCGGCTTGTGTTTAGTTAATTGGTGTCAGATCAAATGTTAATTCTTTAGGTGTTCCATATTTGCTTTTGAATTCCTCTTCATTCATCTCTCCCGACACGATTTTGCCAAAGTCCTTCCAATAATCTTCGTTGTAATCCATAAACGAATATGTCGCTATTATCTCATCAAGATTCGCGGAATCATCCGCAAGTAAATAAGCTGCGTCATCAATAGAACCACCGGAGGGAACCTGTATTAAGTCTAAATCTTGTGCCTCAATCAGGCTTTCCAATTTGAATCCGTCAGGTAATCTGCCTTCCCAGCTTTTAACATAGCCAAAGGCACTGTCAGTTTCGTTTTTGATATTGAACATGATAGAGATTCGTTTTGTAAATTTACCGTTCGGATCATTATATGGTTCAACTGAATAATGTTCTGCTGTGATTGTAATCTGATCAATAGTGTAAGAATTTTGAACTTTCTCTTCTTTGTCAGTACTCTTATCTTGAGACTGTTTTGTATCGGAGCTCTCATCGGCCGTTTTGTCTGTTGATTGTGCCGGTTTGTCGCTTGCTGAACAAGCGGTCAGTAAAAGCGCCATTCCCAGGATTGTTAAAACTTTAAGTATTTTGTTTTTCATATGATGCCTTCCTTTCTTTTTAACCTTATTTTGAACCTACACGTCCTATTCCATAAAACATTTTTGGCTTAATAATTATTTCATTAAGCACATCTTTTCTTTTATATCCAAATTGCTTTTTTGTATTGTACCATAGACATATTCAATAAGCAAGGAAAGGAGATTTCACAAAAGAGAGGCGCAAAAGAGAGGATCTAGAAATGCATTCAAATTGCTTTCAGTGTATGACAGTATTTATATGCTGTAATATAGAAACATTTCCAAAATTGACTTGTCATTATACGAGGTGGAATGAACTCGTTAAAAAATGAAAATAGTTAATATACGACACGTTACGTATACTTTTCTTGGAAAGCATGATAATGTAGAAATATAGGGGGGACGGTCGATTTTATGTCAGATATCGGTTTTAGTATACGTAAGTTACGGCTTCAGAAACACATGACACAACAGCAGCTTGCAAGATTTCTGCATATAACAAGGACGACTCTTTCAAATTATGAACGGGGGAAGCGTTTGCCTGATATTTATATGATTAAGAAGATTGCAGATATCTTTGAGGTTTCAATAGATTCTCTTTTGGAGGGATAGTGGTAAAAAGATGGCTAACTGCAACCATCGATTTCTTCATGATGAGATCAGAAAATGGAAAGTACATTACTGTGATTCAAATAAAGTAATGCCCGGAATCTTCAGGACTCCGGGCTTGAATGTGGTGGGAAAGGAACTATTTTGAGGAGTAGTTCCAATCTTGTATATATATTAACACATTTCATGATGAATACGCAACATTATGTGCCGCTTATCCACTAAAATATTCATATAGCGAAAGAATTTTTGAAAATATTCATAACACGGAGTTTTCTTCTTGATATATATGTACTTTGACATCCGTTTTCAGATGGTTGTGATATTCAGTATTTATCTTGAACAGATCTGGTTCCTTAACTATCTTTTCCAACAATATAAAAAAGGCCGCAACCCCTTAATACCTCCGGGTTTGCGGCCTTTTTTACGAAAGCTGGAAATCGGACTTGAACCGACGACCCCTTTATTACCAGTGTTCTGACATAGTCCTGCTAACGCCCATTTTAAGCCATTCTACGGCTAAAAAACTCAATTTGACTAAATTACTTCAAATTTGCTTAAAAAAAATTTCTGGAAGCAGTGTTTTAGTTAACTATATTTAAATGATACTCGTGGGAATGGTGGTATGATATCTACCATCCGCTCTTATCTTGTATCTTGCCATATTGTATCACCCCTTTTATAAAATGGCAGAAAAATAGTGTGTTTGACTAAACCACGCTTGGAATGGTACAACATCCTTGTTCGGGGGATATTGTCGCTATGTTTCGGGCGTAGATTGAAATGGGGGTGATAGTTTCTCAAGACCACTCGGTATTGGCGTACCGGGCGTTTTTTATTTATCCAACGCCAGGATAACCCATCCGGAATAAATTTCCTGTTATTCCATTATACTGCATTGTCTCATTATATTCGCTAGGTATATACAGCGGCTCTAATCCATATATCTCCATAACTTTGTATGATGCAATATCCCCCAAGCTGTTAAATTTAAAGTACAAATGATACTGTTCCCCAATAAACTCATAAAATCCAGCACCGTTGTAGTGAGCAATGTGTTCTAAGAAAATAATATCCTCGGAAACGTTGCCATCTTCGTTAAGCACTGCTTTTGTTATGTAGAAACTGAAATTAGCATCATCTATATTTTCGACATGAAGAACGATACTTGTATTGATGTCAGCAAGGTTATGTATCTTGTAAGTACTGCTTACTGGAGGCAGAGGGCAGGCAATGTTGCCGATATAGTCTCCGGTCATATCTATCTCTTGCTGTGGAGGTGTTGTTGGCTGTTCCTGTGATGTTGTTTCGCTTTCGTCAATTATATCTGAACTTTCTGTCTCGGAAGAGTTACCGTGTTCTATTATGTTGCCGGTATTCTTATCAACAAAATTCACAATAGTTATCAATTGGTCTTCCGGAACAGCGCTAAGTGCTTGGTATATATTGCCCTCAATGTAGAATACTAAGGCAACAAATCCTTGAATCTCATTATATGTATCTGGATTTACCTTAATCGTAAATTCAGTAAGATCATCATTGTAGGAGATAGAATTAAATGAAGGGTAATTCTCTTTGTCTTTAAGGATTTCATCAATTCCATCGTCAATACTGTCTTTATAGTCAGAAAGCAGTTGTTGGTGAGCTCGCTTAGTCATTTTCAGAGTAATGGAACCGTTGGCATTTTTGACAATTTCTTTTACTCCTGCAGCTTTCGCTTCTTCATCTAGGGTATCATCTGAATCACCGACTAACGATGCCGGTAACGTGATCTCAACGTCAAAAAGGTTCTTTTCGGCTTTCAAAGTTACATTATCTCCGGAACTCTTATCAGATGCATCTGGTTTGCTACATCCAACGATTGAAAGTAACATCACTAAAATTAAAGAGATTCCTAATATCCTTTTCTTCAT